TTCACGAACAAGGATTTGATTACCCCATTGGGTAACATTTGTATAAAATTTCATATTGTAACTATACCACTAAAATGGTGAAATGTCAAGACCAGTTTGCTCTATCTTTGAAATGGTCGAATATCTTTTTAGTTGTTGTGGGAACAACTTTTTCAATACCTACAAAGCCTGGATTTGAATTGACCTCTAAAACATAAGGTTCTTCTGTCTCTCTATTTTTTGATGGGAACATATCAACTCCAGTTAAGACGCCTCCAACAGCTTTACTTGATTTTACTGCAACTTTTTTTTCTAACTCTGTTAGTTCTATACTCTCTGCATCTGCACCCAAAGAAACATTACTTCTAAAATCTTTTCCTTTAATAACTTTTCTTTTCATAGACGCAATCACTTCATCACCTAATACGATTGCTCTTATATCATATTCAATTTCTATATATTCTTGCAATAGTAAAGACAACGATTTATCAACTAACAATGCCATTTGCACTGTTGCATGAAGAGTTCTCATATTATCAATTAATAAGACACCGACACCAGTTTGACTTCCTATAGACATTTTTAATATTACTGGAAACTTAGTATCTAATTCTTTGAAAGCTCTCTCAGAGTCTTCTGAGTGTAATATACGAACTGTATTTGGAGTTCTTATATCTTCTCTCCTAAGATATACATCTGTCAAATATTTACTACCACATACATTGTAACATTGTGTGTTGTTAAGAAGATAAAAACCACGAACCTCTAATCCAAAAATCAAATCACGCCATGAACGTCTATCATTAGGTAAATCTCTATATAAAATTAGTGTATCATCTTTTGAAATTTTTAAAGGTTTTTCATACTCTGCATCTCCACCTTTCATACTTGGTGGAATGAATTTCATGTCCTCATCTAATTTAAGATAATTTATGAAAATGTTATCGTCACTTGAAGATAGATATGTTCCGAAATAATCAATATAATAAATTTCAACATCTGATTTATTCATTACCTTCATCATTTCTAAATGTTCAGTATTGCTAAAATCTCTAACTGGGTCACCAGTATGAAAAAAACATATAACTTTATAAGGTTCAAGACCTTCTTGTTCTGATAGAAAACTGTTAAAAGAGTTGACCATTAATGTACTACTTCCTCTAAAAAGTATTTGTCTAACATTGCAAGTTGGTCATCATATTTTGCAACGATATCTAGTTCTTTTTCAATCTCTTCTAGAATATCTGCATTACCATCTCCACCGATACCAGCTGCATTTCTAAAGTAAACTTCAATGTTCATCTTATGTTTTGCAATGTGACCTCTTGCGTGTTCCTTCATTGCTTCAATCATTTTTTCTCTAAATTTCATAATCAATCTTCTTTCTTTTTACCAATATTATATTTTGTCTCTAATATCCAATCATTCTTTTCACGAAACGATATTACCTTTATTTGTGAGAGTGGTGCTGGTTCGACAGTACTTGTTCCCACAACATTTACTAATCCCCAATCAGACAATAGATTTGCAATCGTATTTCGTCTTGCAATATCATTCTCTGAAATGTTAGTAGATTTACCATCAAGTGCAAATAATTCTTTGAAATGACAAATGTAGTATTTACCTTGTTTGTGGAGTATGTGTGTGCTTTGGAATAGTTTTTTATCTTTACGAGATGCAACTCCAATACGAGATAAAGTTTCACGAACTTTTAGAAAGTCATCTGGCTCTTTCAAACTCACCTCTAACATCTGGTCTGGTTTCCATGATATTTCATTCATTTTCTTCCACCTTTATTTAATTTACTTTTTATATAGGCGATTTGTTTATCACTTAATACATTCAGAGCAGACCTTGCTTTTTCATTATTATAACCAAAGTATTCTTTGACATACTCTAAATTTTTACTTTTACTCGCCTTCATCCAAGGAGCATATCTATTTTGCTTCCTCAGACTATTTAGTAAAAAGTCATATTGCATCTTGTTATCAAGATGATTATGGTGGTTCATTTCATTTACTAATAGAATAGTATCGTTAAATGGTGCAAGACATTTATTAACAATGAAAGATGGGTATCTTCTTTCCCAGACCTTATCTTCACTGTCCATCAAGTTCTGTTTAGTAAGGTTGATTGATTTTAGATATTCTTTAAGTTCATACATTACTTAAACTTTACTTGTGACATAATCTCTGTCATACACGCAAGAAGATTTATCTCTTGGTCTGCAACAAAAGCAGACTTGTAAGAATAATCGGCAAGAATGACAACAGTAGCAGGAATAGAGTTAGGAGTAAGATGATTGTATAGAGAGTCGTAAAGACGCCTAAAAATCCTTGAAGGGTCATTGTCCAGATTGTTGACAATCCACCTCCTAACCTTGGTAAAGTCTTTTTCTTTAAGGAACGACATAAGTTCCTTAACAGAGTCTTCAGATAAGTTAACCAGTATCCCAGCATCTATTTCTCCACTTGCACTATACCTTTGGAGTTCGTTTAGAACTCTTCTCCAATCTGGAAAGAACTTAGATATTAAAGTCCTAATAACTTTCTTATCATATTTAATGTTCTGTTCATCTAGGATAGTTTCACACCTTGTCATGAAATCCATTGCAAGGTTAGGTTTCTGGTCAGCAGGAATACGAAACTCAATCGTGGAACATCTACTATGTAATGGTTCAATGATACGATTACGAAAGTTACAAGTAAGAATGAATCCACAGTTCTTACTGAACTCCTCAATAAATCCACGCAACGCAGGCTGTGTAGATTGTGCATTGAGATAATCTGCTTCGTCTAGGATAACGTATTTACGTTTTCCATCCATAGATACAGTAGATGCAAAGTTCTTGATTTTGTTTCGGAGTACATCAATACCAGATTCTTCAGAACCATTTATCATCATGTAGGTACAACCAAGTTGTTCTAACATTGCCTTTGCAACGGTTGTTTTACCACAACCAGCAGAACCAGACAATAATAGATTAGGACAACTTTGATTGTCTACAAATTGTTGAAAGGTACTTTTCAACTCACTTGGAAGTATACAATCATCAATAGTTTGAGGACGATACTTCTCAACCCATAATATTTCATTCATAAAATTGTCCTCAAGCAGTTTCTAGTGCAATAAAGTATTCCACATCTTTGTTGACGTTCTTGAATTTAGATATACCTTTTGATGATACAAGAACTTCATAATCACCAGATAGTAACTTTAAGTTTTCTACCTTGAAGAAGAACTTCTGATTAGGTGTACCCCCATCTCCAACCTCAACACTAAAACTGTTTGAAGTATCATTTTTTCTATCTGAAACTCGTAGGTTCATACCACCAGTTTCGTTTACATCCAGAACCATATCTGGAACACCAAGTACAGCTGATGCCTTTAATACTTGGTTGAATACACTTTGTTTAAGTGTAAATGTTGCATCTGAATCAGGCATTGTGATGTCTGATTTTGGTGTAGTGACTACGGTTGGGTCACTGTAAAAATAATTAAGTGATTGACCACCTTGTGATATTCTTACACTACTATCACCAAAGTCTAACTCTGGGTCATCAAATAGTGACATTGCAGACAAGAATTCATTTAAGTCATATATTGCAAATTCTGTTTCAAAGGTATCTGGTAGAGTTGCTTTTGAAACAATGTTTTTCATTTGTGACATTGTTGCAATCTGATTACCAGCACTAACCAATAAATTAGAATTAATTGTAGAGTAGTTTTTTAACACTTCTCTAGTATCAGTACTTAGTTTCATTACGAAGCTCCTTGTTTATCGTGGTTATGAAGTGACATTATACCATAGTGTATAACTTTAAGCAAGTCTTTCCTTGCATCTTCTTTAGTACCTTTCTTCCCATATCTCTGGGCGTACTTCAGAATATTACCAATACAAAAACCAGTTCCGTGTCCACTGTCTATAATGAACTCAGTTGATTGATATTTGTTTTGGGAATAATGTTGGTCGTAAGTTTTATCTATGTATTCTTTTAGTTCTTTAAGAATTCTATCTTCAGAATACTTATAAGAAATTGGTGAAACATATGTTTCATCTTTACGTTTAAAAAGTTTCAATATCGACTCCATAATATAATTAGACAACCATAACATAAAAAAGGGGAGATGTCAAGTCTCCCCTTTTGAGTATTTACTTTACAGTAATTTGTCGAGGTTTTTTCTCCTCTGGTATAATTCTCTCTAATGAGATTGATAACATACCATTTTCTAATACTGCATCATTTACAATAATATCATCAGCGAGTGTAAACTTTCTAGTGAAGTTCCTCTTTGAGATACCTTTGTACAATGTGTATTCATCAGTTGCACCAGTGTCCTTATCCTTAATAGATTTAATTGTAAGAACGCCATCTGCAACTTCTACCGAAATATCCTTTTTATCAAAACCAGCGAGAGCCATCTCTATTACGAATTTATAGTCCTCTGTTTTTTGGATATTGTAGGGTGGGAAACCAGATGATTCTGCTTGATGTGTTGCATAATCCCACAACCTATCAAACTGTCGGTCAAACCCAACTGCATATGGTGTTACTGTGTTGAAATCAAACGCCTGAAGAGCGTTTCTAAGTGTGCTTAAATTTGTCATATCATAAACTCCTTTGTTAAGCAAGTTAATTTAATTGCAGACCCTAAAAGGCATCTGCGAGGTGATAGTCTGGAAGCCACTCCAGATAAATTCTACATTGTCTTACCAATGATGTACCGTCACTGTATCTATGTCTAACGATACTAGGTCTATGAAGGCTTTTACCGAACTATCACATCTATTTATAATATAGTACATTTTAACCTATTTGTCAAGTCCTATATTAAAGATGGGGGTTTCCCCCCACCATTAGGCAGCTTCTGCCATCTCAAGTGCAGTATCAAGTGCCTTGAGTTTCACTCTACGATTTCTTCCATACCATGATGAAGTCAATCGTCCATCTGTTGTCCTACCTTGAACATGGTCGTTTAGGTAAGTCACAGTATTAAATGCGTTCCAGAAAGTACCTTGAGCAAACTTTGCACCAGGCTGGGTGTCTAAGTTTTCCAAAGCAAGTTTTGCATTTAAAGAAGTAGTTGGGAATACTCCATCAACTTTTTCTTTTGCAGGCGAACCGAACACAGTATTAAAATACTGAACAATATTTTCTGGAGTATATCTTTTTGAACCAAGAAATTCTGCCATGGACTTATATTGTTCCATCTTTTCTTTTGCGATACCCATTTGTTCTTTCACTTCTGCGACATCAAATGCCTTTCTGTGATTAACTTTTAACATCGCATTACTATCTTGGTTAAGAGATAGTGTCAATGTATTGTTGCATACTACACGAATTGGTGTCATACGAATATCAATCGCTTTACCAAACTCATGTGGAT